CTATGTCATTGTCTGCATCTCTACCAATTACTAATGATGTGTTTAATATTGATGTAGCACCTGTAATTGCTGCTGTCCATTCAGGAGCTGATGCACCAGAGTTAACTTGTAGAAGTTTACCTGCTGTGCCTATACCTAATTTTGATAAAACTGTAGTAGAACTTGCAAAAAGAATATCTCCTGCGGCTTGACTATCAAATATATGTCCTGTTCCGTCAGTATGCTCGTACTCGGTCTGAGTCATCTGACTTCCTACCGATTTATGTTGAAACTCATTACTCATGATGTTTTGACCTCCGTCATTTCTAATGTTAACAATCTTGTTTGGTCTGGCGCAACCCCACGTGTAGCGTATACCCTTGATGATGTTAATGCATCGCTATATTTTAAATTTACAAAGTGTGTTGATCCATCAGGATCTTGTAATTGTACAAATGGTTCTTTTCTTAAAGTTTCAAGTGTAGATACATCTGTAGATAATACACCTGTATTTCTAACTCTTCTAAGTTGCAGAGACCTTTTGTCTGACATTTTAATTACTGCTGTCCATCTCCTATAATCAATAGGATTCCAAGCAGCATGAAATACAAGTGAGTTTATTCTAGGAGATACTGCTATGTCATCTGTAGTAAATATAAGTTTAAATCTAATACGATCAAAGTTAATAAGTGCAGATGAAAAATCACCAGCTATAGTTTGACCACTTGATGTAAATGTACCTGTGCCAAACGTATTCCAACCTATATTGTCGTTATCTGTATCATCATCTACTTTATAAAATATTTGCACATTTTTACTTGATGATAAATTTTGACCAGTTAAAGTTAGCTTAATTGCTGATTTGTTTATATCAGGATAGTTAAAGTTAACATAAGGTGTGTAAAACTCTCCAGTAAGTCTGTGTTCAATAACAGAGTTTAATGCAGGGTTTTCGTTTCTTATAGGCATTCTTATTCTAAAAGCTCTAGGCTCTCTATTGTTATTGCTATCAGATGAATCATCATTAACTAAGTTACCTAAACAAAATAAACTTGTTCTTTCTGTTCCTTTAAATTTACCCATAGCATTAATATCAGATACCTCAAAACTAGCTAGTGTATGAGGCACATCTTCTGATGGACTGCCTGGTTCTTCTTGTTGTGTTCTTACAGACAACAATTTAATTGTTCTAGATACGTTGGCTCCTGAAAAAGAGTACGGAAAAGTGTAGGGGAAACCTGAACTCTCAGACGCTAAATCATCTGCTAGTGCGACAAACAGATTATTTCTGTCTTGCGTAAGTGCAGTTACACGACCTCCAAAACCTCTAAATGCAGGAGCCTTAAAAATATATGATAAATCTGTAAAGACATAAGCACCATCAAAGTTACCTACATCTATTCTAAAAAATGCTTGGTCACCACCACCTGCAAATATTGCGCCTGATCTTCCTTGTGCAGCTTTAAAGTTTGCATCATCAGGAAACAAGTTTGCTTCTGGTTGTAAATCTAAAAATTTATTTGTACTTCTTGAATATTGAAATAACCCATCTTCTCTACCAACATACAACCTGTCGTTAGCAGAAAATAAATTAGTAATGTCTCTGTCGCTATCACCACATTGTATTTCGCTACCAAAATTAGCTGTGTCGCTAGGGTCTGTAGATATAGATATTTGATTAGTCCTACTTTTAAATAATGCAAAGTCTCCACTTGCGTTTCTTGCTCTTGTAAAAAATTCAGCAAGTCTATTATTGCCAGTATTTGTAGAAGGGTTTGCCCATGTAGTGCCATCAGTACTTCTTAAATAGTTTGCACTTGTACCTCTGCCTGCATACAAAGCACCATCAAAACTTATTAAATCTGTTATTGTGTAAGCACTATCTAAATAAACAGCGTTCCATAATTCATTTGTATCATCCCATTTATATATTGCTCTACCACAAGCTGCGTAAATATTACTGCTAAATTCTTGTGGTTCAGTCCATGTAGCACCACCTTCAGGAAAAAAAGCTAAATCATCAATAGCAAAAACATCACCACTTGTAGACAAAGTTATTCTTACCTTTAAACTTGATGCACTTCCATTAACAGTTATGCTAGTTTGAGATGCAGCAAAAGCTGATGTGCTTGTTATTTCATCACCTGATGCAGTAGCAGCAGAGTCTACAATCTGT